GCATCCACACTGATTGCATTTTAAACCCTGTACAGACTTCAAGCTATAATCAGGCATCATCTTTTCAAAAGTGCCTACAATAGCCTCCGGGCATTGATCACACACCTTTGCACGTTCTTTTTCAAGGGCAGATGCACCACCCTTGAAATACTTACCCCATCCTTGCGCTATGTTAGATATTTGCCCCATTTACAACTGCGTTATAGTTATTCACTTGATTGATGATATCCTTGACATCGGTTATAGGTCTAGGAAGTTGACGCACGGCATCTGAGGTCGCAGCGGCCAGTCTATCATAATCAATAGATTCTGTTTTGACCATTACCGGAGCGCCACCTTGATTTGCTGAAATAGAACGTTGCACGATACCACCATCTGCAAAGTAGTTTCCTGATCTACCACCACCGGCAGGATAGATCTTGTTCAATCCATTCATAGCGATTGCCGCATTTCGGTTGAGTACAGTGATCAACTCACCCTGCTCAGCTTCAAATGCGGTACCGTCTTCACCATAGAACTTGGTACCACCGGCTGAGTGCCTTTTTCCACCAACCGCAAATAACCCACCTTTTTCAGCTTTTGGAAGATTGGGCTCTTTGGTGCTCACTATCTTTTTGACATTTGCTAATCCTGATGCAACAGCTGCACCGGCTGCTACGGCACCCAACGCGGGACCAACTACAGGAATACCGGCCAAAGCTTTATATGCAGCGGTAGCGGCTTGGTATGTATCTATAGTGGTTTGAGCAACTGCAGCAGCTTTACCGGCAGCACTCTCTTTACCTAGAATAGTAACAAGGTTTCCGAAAGTATCACTTGCAAGCTGTCTTTTATTTGCTGCTACAGTCTCTCGAATATCATCCTCTTCTTTTGCGTATTTCTGCTCAATAAGAGTCTTATCTGCTCCGGTCTGCTCTGCAATCTTTAGTTCTTGTTGTTTTCTCCTTTCAAGATCCGCAAGCTGCATTCCCAAATCGTAATCATACTGCTCTTGACGAACCGCTCTTTCGTTTTCCAGATCAATTACTGCTGCCTGTGCTTTTTGCTCCTTGAGTTGCGTTTCAAGTTCAGCCTTAGCAGTCCTAAATTCATCGTTTACAGTCTGTATGGCTTCATTATATTCAATCTCGGAAATAACGCCCTCAGCAAGTCTCTTTTCTTGATATTCGCGCTCCTTTTCGGCAATTGCTTCAAGTCTTTGAATTTCCTGATTGACGATCGCGTCATTTAATACCTGGTTGGCATCGATACGCGATTGATTCGCATTCTTGAATATTGCCAGTTCTTCTTCAGCAAAATCTACAGTTAGATCCTTCTGCTTTTCTAGAAATTCATTCTTGATCTTTAAGCGCTCAAGTTCTGCCTCTGCCTGAGTGACCTTACCGGCCTTAACTTCCTGTTCTAAGATTTCAAGACGTTTATCCCGAATAGCCTCCTCATTTGCCAGACCTTCTGCCAAAGTATCGGCTTTGCCTTTATTTTCTTCGATGAAGATTGCAAGGCGTGTCTTGCTTTCAGTTATCGCGGCCTCAGTTTGCTGTTTAGCGAAATCCCTTGCTTTATCGTATCCCTCTTTACGAATCTGATTAAGCTTGTTCTGTTGGGTCGTTTCCGATTCCAGACGTTCGGCATTATTCTGAATTAATTCAGCCTTTTTTCTGGCTAATTCAGCGCGCTCAGCGTCTGATGTATCATTTGATTGATTCTGAAGTTCCAGTAATTGAACCTCAAGTTCATTTCTTTCTTCTTGAATAGCATTCTGTCTTGCTAGTATTTCAAGTGATCTCTGAGCAGCAGACTCCCGTTGTGATAAGTTCTTGGTTTGATCCTCGGCGATTTTATTAGCCTCCTTAAACTCCTCTTTACTCTTGGCCAATTGAATTATGAAATCAGCTTCGCCAGATGATAGTTTTTGCTGAATCTCTGCAATCCGTTCGCCGCGTTTGTATGCTTCACTCATTGAAGCCCCAACTTGATCAGCAGTATTCTTAATTTTCGCTAGTGCTTGTTGTTCAAATTTAGTTGCGGTGTTAAATCCTTCTTTGATTTTACTACCATCAAACGTCAATAGACCTTCCAATATCTGTTTGGCGCCATTTAGCTTATTGATGAAATTATCTTGGATAGCTTTACCCATATCAGCAATCAATTTCTTAGGATTACTGAACACATTTACTAGAGCCTCACCAACATTTTGAAGTACACCGAACAAAGATTCAAAAACAACCTTCAAAGGCACAAGAACCCGGTTCACAGCATTTATACCCTTTTGAGTTGATCCAAAATAAGCGACTAGCGAACCTATGAGCACCAAAAATGCACCAAGGCCTGTACCCACCAAAGCAATGCGAAATAACTTTAAAGCAGTATTTACCACTAGGGTAGTTGAAGCAGCTGCTTTCTGAGCAAGACTGAAACCTTGCATGCTTTTGGTTGCACCAACGAAATTATCCCGAATGGAATTAAGATCGGCTTTCAATAAATTGTAAATTGGTCTACCTACCCTTAAAATATCGGTTACTACACTTTGAGCTTTACCGAACAGTGTAGTTGACCCCAAAGCCTCTTTCATCCCTTCAGAATAGTTACCTACATTACGAGTATTATCACCTACACCCTTTTCAAGTTCTTTAACTCGTGTTCGTAGGTCAAGCGTTTTCTTTGCTAAAGCTTCTGCTTGCTCTGAGTTCTCGCCGTATAGGTCAGCCTGTTTTGCCCATTCCCGATTAAGAACGCTCAAAGCATTACGACCCTGCTCAACTGTCTTGATCTCTTTGCCCTGAAGTTGAAGCAGCTTTCCTATTTCCCTTTGGCTAGCGTTATACTCAGATCGTAGGGCTTTGTATTGAGCCTCCATCTCCACGTATGTACGTGAATTGGTATCTCCCGATTTCTTTAAGGCATCTAAGCCATTCTTAAGGGAATCAACTTGCTTTTTTAGATCCTCTGCAGATGTGATCGCCGCATCAACGTCTATATCGAGTTCAAATATTTTGATTGTTTCGTTTGCCATTAGATTGCTATGATTTCAATGGTTATTTTTTGTGTACCTCCTGATATCTCACGTAATGCAATATTGATGCGAGTACTTGAAATTCTTCTAATCACAGGACAAGCAATATCGTTTTGCTGATTCCAGTCTACACCGCTAGGATAGGTGAGTACAGGTATTAATCTTCGGTTAGCAACAGATTCTGAAAAATTAACCTCAATTAAGTGATCTGCACCTCCGGAAGTAGTAATAGTAGAAGCACTTGAAATGATTCCAGATGTAGAGTAGTTTGATTCACTCAAAGCAACTTCAACCGGACCAAATGAACCATACTTAGGAAGCGATCCCGTAACATCATTCAAATATTGTTGCAATGTCTTTTCTGAATTGAATTTCAAGTTGGCTAATTGATCATCTAAAAGATTGAAATGACTATCTCGGTAATCTTCTAATACCGATCGAATCATTGAAGCCAAGATCTCTTTATTGGCATTTTCATAGATATTGGTACCTACTGCTTGTTCTAATCCGTTTCTTCCTTTTTGTGCCATCGTTTCTAGTTATTAAAATCATCGCTGAAGTCATCACTGAATTCTCCAAGCTTTTCGATTGTTCTTATTTGAATGAGTTCTACTTCGGTAAGGCCTTCNCCTNTGAAGTTGTTCACTTTGTTGAGATAAAATAGTCTGCCTAATTGCTCAACATATTTTAATTTGAAAAAGTCCAAGGNGTGAAAATCAAGTACATTGATNAACATANGNACCTTATACTTCTTGCTGTAATTAAGTAGATTGGCAAAAGCTGTGTATCTATTGGCCACAACGTTATTGAAGTCAAGACCGCTGAATGAAACAACTGGAACCGATCCATTAAAGTTGCTTACCCCGGTGGCAGCTGCGACCTTGTAATTTATGGATTGCTCTATCTTTTTAATCCTAAAGAAATAGGAATCACCTTTTGTGGCTTTAACGCTTTTAAGGCTGCCATCATCCTGCGTTTCTTTTTCGTAAAAACGACAAAGTCTTAACTGTTGATTGTTAACAGATACCGTTGATCGATCAGGGGCTCTGTATATTCTTTGTAGGACTGTTGTTTCAGGATCAAGCGTTTGATCATCAATTTTGATAAGTCCATCAGCATAGGTGTCACCTGAGTTATCGTACCGATATAGGAATCGATTGATCTTAGCGTAGTCGCCAATTTTAGAATCATCGGAAACTACACTGTCAAACTTATCACTCCAATCTTCGTAGATATATTCTGNNGCTANAGTACCACCAAGTAAGTCTCCAGTGCCAGCATAAACTGCCAAAGGATCAAGAAGCTCTTCATAGCTTATAAACTCGTAGTTGTTGCCTTTTCTTCTAAACATCAAGCCTAGAAAGTTGATGGTATCTTTGATGAAGTCCTTTTGCGAAATTTTTGAAAGATAGCTGCTGAAGTTAACAGCGGTCACTGAATTGTCAAGATCAATAGCAATATTAAAATCGTAAGAGTAGTTTGATCTCAAACCTTGATCAATAGGAACTGTAACTACCTTGACAAGCAATTCATCACCTGCACGCAAGTAAATCTTTTCACTGATACCAAAATCACTTTGTTCATCAGGAAGATCTTCGGCTATGGTGAACAGGTTAACCCCGTCTTTTTCTACATAAATGGATGCATTATCTGTTTGCAGATTGTAAAAGATTCCTGTTATATCAATTTTATAAAATCCGTTTTCTTGAATTCTGATTCTTGAGCGGTTGTATTGCGATGAGTTGCTAAACTGATGCATGCCGTCAACATCAAAATCACTTCTGAATCTTATATATTCTGTGATCTCTTCAGGAAGACGTTGCACAACTATTGAATTTCCAAACACATTAACGGTTCGTGCGGTGAAGTCGCTGGTATTGATTTTTGAAATCTCAAGTTTTCGCACAGGATCAACATCTTCTAAATCTGTGGGAAGACCTTCATCAATAGATATAGCAAGTTCTTTCCATTCATCCTTAAGGAATGGATTGTAATCTGTTTTATTGGCACGGCCAGCGTACGAATAAGTGAAGCCGTTTTCATTGAATATCTTATCCCACAGAAACTTGACGAATAAAGCCGGTAATTGGTAGTTGATCTCAATTGTACTGCTGTCCAGCTTACCGTAATCTGCTAAAGGATAGGTATAATCATTACGCCCAAATGATGCGATCCAGTTTGATATATTAAGATCGTGGTTTAAATACGCCAGATTAAGATCAGCTAGGGTTTTGCTGCCAATCTTATCAAATAGGTTGATATTTTCAGAATATACATAGAGATTGAACGTGTCGTCTGTAGGTTTGAAATATCCTATGCCGTCAGCAATAGTTTGAATACCATTTTTGAAAACCGAAATCTTATGCACACGATATGGTGCAATTGAAGTATTAGCAATGATGCCCATACCGCCTAAGATCATTTTATTCTTTTCCGTTTTTGGAAGCTTGAACGTATTGGTATAAGAAGATTGACGGCTACTAATCTCAAAGAAGTCGTTCACCTGCTTAGTCTCAGCTATGCTGGTATCAATATCAGTATCAAGTTGCTGATCATTTATGTAGATTTCAACCTGCATATTTTTGGGTGTATTGATTGGGTAGTTCTATAGTGAACGCATAGCGCTGTATCGCATTCTTGGTGTTGTTTAACTGAATGGTTCCATCCTTGACAGTCACTTCTTTAAAATCAACAGCTTTGAAAGGTTGTAGTTCAGGAATAGCGTAGAAATACACTTTAGGCGATTCAGGCAGGTCACCTAAGATCAAGCGTTCTTGATGATTGATCAGATAGGTTTCAACATCAAAAGCTTTTTGAGATTCCTTAGCGGTTATTATTTGGCGGCTTGATGTGTTTTCAAGATTTCTAAAATCATTATTGATTAACTGTGTTGCTTTGAATGTTAGCTTTTCTTGATATAGTGCTTCAAATAACCAATAGGACCATCCACCTGATTGATTGAACCATTTAACATATACGCCACAGGCTACAGGCTTCTTATCTACGAATAACGTGTAGGATTCTGAACCAAATGAAAATACCAGTTCATTAACGCCTAGGTTAAGAGGCAGGCTGCCTTCAAATCCAAGATTGTCATTTTCACCGTTTGATAAGAATAGTCGATTCACACCTTTCAATAAGCTGATATTGATTGATTGAGCCGTGCGTTTGTTCGTTACGGTTACTGACCTTGAAGCATTGCTGTAGATCGATACGTCAAAGGGGTAGCCTTCAAAGTAAGTGACGTGTTTTTTGATATTGTCAGCGGGTAGAAGTATTCTGAAGGTTTCGCTTTCATCGTAAATAGGTCTAAAAAGCTGCTGAACTGCTTTGAGATAGTTCAGATTCAAAGTGTCAGTTTCTGATGCTCCATTGGTTTTAAAAATAGTGATGCTTACTTCGACATCTAAGAATAGCGTGTTATCAGGAAATACATAGTTAGCGGGTGAATCGGGAGCAATAGCATCTATAAACTTGTTTTGATTGATCAAGAGTGTAACCACATCCTTAAGGTTGAAATAGAATTCGCCGTTGTTAGGTGTGATCTCAAACTTGTACTTATCAACCTGAACAACAGAACGTGCAGGGGCACCGCTGTCAGTTCCGAAGCGAATCACGCTATTGTTGTAGGCGTTGAGTACCTGATCTTGCGGTAGAGCTGTGGTGAATACTATTGCCATTACGCTGCCATTTTTTTAAGAAACCCTGTGATTTCTGTTGTGAATGAATCGATATAAAACTCGCTGACTTGATCAATAATGCTTTGTACACGCTCCGGTGTGATCACTGCCTCAACGAGATCAGTACCACCTTGCTTGAAATACTTGGTACCTTCTTTTGCGATCTTGCGAGCGATTAAGAATGCGAGGCTGCTTAGTTTGATCTTGCCTACAAACGGGATCGGCTTATCCAGTATCCATTGGCGTATTGCTGCAATGGGTGGGAATTTGCCCGGCTCTCTACCGTTGACCAGCTGCTCTGTGTAAGGCGCACCGTGAATGGTTGCTTTGAGGCGTTGTACTTCAACCACAAGAGAGCGCTCCCAATTTCCTGATGCTGGCATACCTAGTTCAATATGCTTTGCGATCAAATCCTGTTTGAGTGCTTCAAACTCTTTTTGCAATATGGCTGATTGATTAATCATTTATGAAATTCCATTTATAATTTCTATGAGTAGCTGATTGACCTAAGCAACAACTTGATATTGCTGATTTATGATAACCATTCCTATTTGCCTCACTCAAAGAAGGCCAGACTTTTATTAAATTTCCATTTAGGTCCTTTTGCTCAACATTTTTTGAAATAGAGCTGTTTCTTCTTTTTTTAGCACTTCTCTCGGTACGTGTTCCATAATTTGAATTTTGTAAAGGAGTAGTCCATTCTAAATTTTGAATAGTATTATCCGTTTTTGATTCATTTTTATGATTGACTTGAATTTTGTTTTCAGGATTTGAAATAAATGCTATTGCTACTAATCGATGTATTTTTAAAGTCTTTCTTATTTGATTTTGATCTCTTAAATCAATTGTCAAATAACCATACCTGTCAATTTTTGGTTTTAATATTTTTTCTTTTACCGTTCTAAATCCACCTCTTCCAGATATTACATCACGTTGCAAAGATTTAATTCGCCCAAAATTTGAAACTTGGTACTTATTTTCATAGCCTGATATGTCTTTCCAGATTTCCATTTAGTAAGATTTTAAGTTGAATTGACACGAAATACCATCCGCATTAAAATCAAATACGTTGATCACTTCAATTGCCGTCCAGTTGCTCACATCAAAGTTGCAGCGCAAACTGTTCCACATACTACCGTTGATGATATTTAAAGCAGGCTTGATGAAGGTCAAATACTTTTGCTCGTAACTCATATCAAGATCAGAACGTGTAAGTAGCATAAAGCTTCCGGTGTATCGAATACCATCTGCTTCACGGCTTGTACTCACAGGATCAAGAAAGATTCCTGATTCATTGTCTTCAAAGCTTTCAATCTCATCCTGAAAGAAGTGAAGCACATCGGTCAAGTTTTGATAGTCGCGGCGTGCGTGAATGAACCGCCAACTATTTGCCTGTGCCTGATTATTTAAGAATTCGCGTACATCCATCACTTAGCTTTTGATTTGATTTCTGAATAGTTCTTTTGCACTTCACCCAAGATCTTATTGTGCAGCATCAACGAGAAAACCATATTGTACGGCCACGTTTCAATTTCCTGCGGACTTTTACCATACTGTTGAGCGATCGCAATCAATGTGTTCATCTCTGCAAATACTGACAAGCGTTCTACACCTGCGGCTTGCATATCAGGATCAGGGTTTGATTTGAGCGCGTGGTATTCTTTTTGTATCAGATTTGAGACACTTTCCCGAAGCCATCCCAAAGCGATTAGGAAATCAACCACCGGAGCGTTTAAGAACTGGGAGCGTTTCACTCCAAATACCAGGGTGAACATTTCAAGCAGACCATCAAAGTCAGGCTTTTGTAAATGTTGCTTGAGCGTAGCCACTTGACCGAATTGCAACTCACCAAGGCGCGCAGCTTTGAATTTGCCAAATGTTGGGTGCGGTTTCAAGATAGATTGCAACTGCCAATAGGGAAGGGCAGCTGCTTCATCCAGTCTTAAGAACTCAAGGGTCGATATGTTGTTTAGGTTAAAGATCATCCTGCACTTATTCCTACTCGTGTTGAACGTTTCATTCCCATTACACCATAGCGAGTAGCTGCTAATCCATCAGGCTCGTGACCTTGGGGTTCAGCGATTATATTTCCGTTATGATCCACTTTCCAGAACCAGCTTTCAAAATGCTTGATAAGGTTCTCACTTCGTTTTGTTACGTGGATGTTATATGCTTTCACTTTTTTGATTCCATCAATCACACTACCGGTACCTTTAGCAACTCCTTTGGCATTGTAGCCGTGCTTTTTTAAATCTTTGATTTCGGTAGCGCCTGAACTATCACAGCCAATAGGCCATCCTTTTTTGAAACCAATCTCTTCCATCTTGTCTGATATGCAAAAACGTTCAGCGCCTTTGATTCTTTCAGGCATCAATCCAGTTTCACAAAAGCGTTCATCCAAATACAGATTTGCTTTTGAGGTATAGAGATCAACTAGGAATGTTGGGTCAGGACTTACTCCGAAATCCATTCCACTGGTTTCTTGCTTAACCCCTTTAGGGATTTCATCGATGATGGTGAACTTGTATATTCTGCGATCGGAATATGTTCCGGTGAGACCTAGACCGTAAACCTTGTACCACTCCTCATTGTCTTTTCGCGCTTCGATGAAATCAATCTCACCTTGAGGACAAAACTCATTGTCTCGATAGGTTACGATGATCTTTTCTGATTTGTCACTGGGTTCAATCTTGGTATGGGTCCACGTTTCAAAATCGGGGTTTAAGTCAAAATAGCAGATTTCGGATGTACGTGCTATGTAATGTTCAGCAGCTGCATAGCTTACTTTTGTTGTCTCGTTAACGTAGAGAATATGCCGTCTCTTTGATTTTCCTGCTTGCGGTTTGTGCCCTACAACATAACGAAACTGAATCACGCTTTCACCCCAATAAAGATCCTTAGCAGAAGCGTTGTAGTAGTTGTCAAATTCTAAACCAGTCATTGAAAACATATCTCGATAATCTTTGATGATACCATCTTTCAAGTTTTCAAAAGTGTCCGTTACAACTGTGATTGTTCGCTTCTTTTCATCTGCGTGTTTAAGCAATCTTTGTGCAATTGCCCAGTTCTTACCAGCACCCTGACCACCTTGAATGATGCGCCAAGGTTTGGTCATATCAGCGATTTTAAAATATGTTGTTGTGCCGCCTACCATTACTCTTGAGGTTTTTTGCGGGCATCAAACATCACAAATGCAGGAGCCTGTTTTTGATTATTATCTTTTTCGTAGAAACCAGTGTGACGGTTGATCATTTCAATCGCCTTGGTTTTATCTACAAAGTGCAGCTCCACAGTATCAATAGTTTCAATCACCTTGCCTTTTTTGTCCTTGACTTTTCGGCTAGTGTGTTTGAATTTAGTGATCAATCTGCGGATGTTATCCGGTAGCTGTTTAACCTGAGTAGGTGAGAGCATCAAGGTTTGAGTGATATCGGAGTATGCCCAATTCTCTAACTCTTGAAGCAAAGCCTCGTGTGATGTTCTGAGAGTGTTTTGAGCATCAGCTTGCTTTGATTTTTGGTATTCTAGAACTCGAGGTATTTCGAGGATTTTACGAAACGAAGTATCAGCTGTTGAATCTTTTGCTTTTGGGTAAACCTTTTGATATGCGCGTACACCGTTGAAGCCATTAACGAACCATTCGTCAATCACCAGTTTATACTTTGCAAAGGTCTTCTCAGTCATAATCAATTCAGCGAATATTCACAACAAAAGTAATATAATATATTAGTTTTTTGTGAGAATTTTTAAATCTGTGCCGAGCATTTCATAATTCTTTGCGGTGTAGCGCAACACTTTCCAGCCTTCCAGCGTAGCAAGATTGTACTTGATGCAGTCTTTCACATAGCCGTTGATTGTCGTGTGCCCACTCTTTTCGCTGAAGATTCCTTCATACTCGATGGCGATCTTGAGATCAGGTATTGCCCAGTCAAATCGAAACTTGCGATCGGCACTGAATTGCAATTCGCGAACGTATGCCGGGATGCTGCCTTCTTTGTTCAATGCCCATAGCACGAGTTCGATGCTTCGTTTTTCAACGCTGATCTTTTCTACTTTGGTACGTTTGGGTTGTTGATCAAGATCTGTTTTGATTCCTTTGGCTTCGAGTTGTCTCAGCACGGTGGCGTTCCATTTTTTCATAGTGATTGAGTATTCAAGGATTACTTGATAACTGAAAAGCTAACTAAGCATATCACCCATTAAAACGGGTTGATATACGACTGTTATGCACAAGTGGCTACATCCGTTTCATTCTTCAACTTTAGCCCTAATTCATCAGGGTTTAAGTAAAAAACAGGTGCTCTAAATCCGCAAGCACACCAAACACCATATACATCTTGGTATCCTTCTGGACCGTGAAGTTCGTGTCCGCTTTCTTTTTCCAAATGCGAGTAAGGACATTCGTATTTGCTGTAATCTGCCTTGTTTTTCATAGTTCTCGTTTTTAAACCGCCACCAGATGCATAACAGCACCTATAAAAAATAGCGGGGTTGTTGTTAATATTTAAGTTCGTGTTTCAATTTTACTTTGTTTCGGTTTGATGTGTTTGTGCTTTTTATCCGCTACTTTTCATAGCTGCATCACGTTAGCTAAAACGGTAATTCATCTTCGTCGTTGTTGTCCGGTTGATACTCCGGTTCATCAAAAGCTTCTGATGGTGTGGCAGGGGGTAAGGGTGCAGGTGATTCAGGAAACTCTTGCAAGTCGTGAAACTGCATATACTTCAAACGCGTTCCTACAATGCAAGAAAAAACAGGAGCGTTTCGAAGTTTAGCAAAGTTTATTTCAGCTTGATCTGCAGTTGGTGACCTTTGATCATCGTCCCAAGTATCAACTTTGTAATATTCAGGTCTAAGCAAAAACATTACAGCATCAGCATCTTGTTCAATCGATCCTGATTCTCTCAAATCTGAAAGCATTGGTCTTTTCATCCCTCCACGTGTTTCAACTGCTCGTGATAATTGAGCCAAAGCCATTATCGGAATCTCAAGTTCTTTTGCTATTGCTTTTAAACTTCTCGATATTTCGCTTATCTCTTGTTCGCGATTTCCTTTACTCGATTTTCCAACTGTCATCAGCTGCAGGTAATCAACGAAGATCATTTCGATATTGTTTTCACGTTTCCACTTAGAAGCTTGAAGTTTTAATTCAAGTGTTGAAATTGCTGCTTGATCGTGAATGTATATCGGAAGTTTATCGAATTCTAAACCTTTTCGATTTAAAATTGAAACCTCTTCTTCGTTCAGTTTGTTCCGGCTTATTTTGCTGGTATCAATTTCACAATAATTTGACATCATCCTTCCGAGAAGCTGAGTGTCTGACATCTCAAGAGAAAATATACCTACAGGTTTTCCGCTTGTAGCGCAAGCCATTACTTCATTCAACATCAAAGCTGTTTTACCCATACCAGGGCGTGCTGCAAGAATGATCAAATCAGATTTTTGATAGCCATTGGTTTGATTGTTAATTTTTGATAAGCTACTGGGTACACCTGTCTCACCTGAGTTGATCACCTTGAACAATTTCGTTCGTATTTCGGCTAAAGAACTAGGCTTTTTGGTTTGTAACCATTCTGAAACGCGATCGAGTTCTTTGTAGCTGCCATCGATCAATTCAAAAATATCGGTGTCATCGTCATAGCTTTTGTTTGTAAGATCGTTACCGACTTGAATCGATTTGCGTTTGACGTAGTATTGCTGAACGATACGGCAATGGCGTTCAAGGTTGGCTGAACTTGAAATCTTCTGTGTGATCTGAATCAAAGCATACTCACCCCCTACGAGTTCAAGCTTTTTGCGTTTGCGTAACGCATCGGCAACGGTAAGCAGATCTATCGGTTGTGAAGCGTTGAACATTTCAAGCATTGCATCATAGATTTCCTGATGCTCGGCTTTGTAAAATACCGGTTCGTTTCTGAAAATCTCAACGGTTTCAGCAATGGCATAGCTATCAATCAAACAGGCGCCAATGATTACTTCTTCAAGATCTTTTGCGTGTGGTGGGACTTTTCCGATCATATTCTGGGTGCAGCTTTAACTTCGTTATTTTGGTTTTTTGATGAATATTTATCCTGATTTTGAATCCAGTTGCGAGCATACTTACCAAGTCTGGCAAAAAGTATTTTATCTGTGAATTCCAAACCTTCTTGATCAACCGTATCGTTGAAATCTTGAGCAAACTTTTTAGGCTCTTGAATCTGCCTTGAGTACTTCATCATAAAATCAGTTTCCCAACGCTGTGGATATTCAGATTTTAAGAATGGAATTGCGCGCGCGTTTCTCTCTCCTTTTCTATCCTTTACTTTACTTTCCTTTTCTTTAGGGATAGATTCCACCGGATTGGTTGTTTTTTTAGGGGTATCGGTATCATTTTTTGGGGTTTCCGCTGCGGATTGAGGGGTTTCCGCTGCGGATTGTTTTTTTTTGCGTTTTGTTTTTACAAGAATTTCATCAATTGAAAGCGGTTGAGATTTACGTTTTTTGTAGGCATCTTCAACACTTTTCACTAGCTTTTCAGAATAGATTATTTGATGATTTTCATACAAATTTTGATTGATCGCACCCAGTTTTGCGAGGTCAGAAAGTATCTCTTTTAAGGTGCTCTCTTCGACCTTTAGAAAGGCTATTATAAACATCCAGTTAGTTGTCTCTTCAAGATCAATAAAGTGATAATTTGCCGATCCTAAGCGCTCCAATAACTTGAACCAAACTGCATACCCATCGTTCCCGTATTTAGTCTCGATATAGAACATTTTACGACCGTGATTACAGTCGTGTGGGAAGTAGTCTACATCGTGTCTTTGCTCTCTAGCCATTGTGTTATGATTTTGAATAGCGGTAAGCCGCTAATGTTTTGTAATAGGAATACCAAGCCACTTGCTTTCCAGATAGTTTACCTGTGGCTTTATAGTGATCTTCAATTGATTCTAAGAAATCATATTCTTCGCCGCTCAGTTGATCGTAGAAGGCACGGTCTTCGTGCTCCATCAACCATTGAATAAACGCGTAATCAGTATTTACTTTGGTGAACTGAAATTCGGGTACTATTTTTTTGATCATAGATTTATCTACGTTTACCATTGTAGAAGGCACCCATTCTTGTGAAGATGTAGCATCAGATTCAACGCTGTATTTTTGATCTCTTAAAAAGTTCAAGGTTTTCAACCTTAAATCTGATACTGAGTAAATATAATTCTCACCGTCATTATCTAAACAGCAATCAATTATGCTATGAATCCGTGCATATTGACAAATATCTAAAGGAGTTATATCACTTTTGTAGTAGTCGTGTTCAGGATTAGATATTGACTCAGATAGAAGTCTCAAAAAATCTGCTTCTTTGAAGCAGTCATAACTATCTAGTAAATCTGAATTTGTTTTAAATATCTTGGCTATCGTAAATCTTATTCTATAATCTAGCTTAGCTTTTGGTTTACTCTCTTTTTTTGGTAAAGCCTCAATATCACCATCCAATTGGAAATCTGTTTTAAAACCCTCTTGAATCTTAATATACCAAGGGTGAGATTCACTAAATAGTGGGTGATTGGTTTCTTTTAATAAATGTAAAGCCATTTGCTTATCTGGCTCTTTTGGACTAATCCATTCCCAGCGATTACATCTACCATCTTTTTCTTTTTTCAATACATTACCTGAAATAAGACACTTCTGATATTCAGGATCGAAATTATATTTGCTAGAAAAATGTGTCATAGATAAGCTGTCTGTAACTTTTAAGGTTGAATAGATTTCCCTTAAAATCATTTCTAAGATTTCAATTTCCTGAGCCTTAGCATCATTCAATTCTTTAATATTTGCAAAATCAATATTTGCAAAATCATATCTTATAGTTAAAGGTTGTGTTTTCATATACTATTTCTTAAATAAATCCATTACGTTACTTACCATCTCCATTTTCATCTCGTCACTCGCACCGGTGATGGTGTTGCCGGTGTGGCGCTTTTCCTGTATCATCTTATACAGATCTTCATCAATTGTATTCTGACCTAAGAAGTAGGTACACATCACGGAGTTCTTTTGACCAATACGGTGCGCACGGTCTTCACACTGGGCACAATCGGCATACGTCCACGGGTATTCTATAAATGCCACACGAGATGAAGCGGTGAGCGTAATACCCACACCTGCAGCTTTGATGTTGCAAATGATCAATTTGGTGTTTGGGTCCTTTTGAAAACTATCGATCGCATACTGCTTTTGATCTTGAGAATCTCGACCAGTAACTGTCACGGCTCCGGGAAAGTTCTTTTTGAGTTCGTCAACAATAGCGTGATGAATCACAAACACAATCAGCTTTTCGCCGCTATCCAGTACACCTTCAATAAAATCTTTGGCCTCGTTCATCTTACCGTATGCTGAAAGCTTTTTCAGTTCCTGCATCTTGACCATAATCTCACCGCGCAGCTTCTTAGCCACTTCAGCATCATCGGCACCGTTGGCTCTCAGGTATTCGACGAACTGATCACGCGCCTGATTGTATTGCTTTCGGGTAGTGATATCACATAGAATCGTTTGGCGTTGTTTTGATGGAAGATCTTTAGCCACATCAACCTTTTCCCTGCGGAAGAAACAATACTTGTTCAGCTTGTAGTTGAGTTCTTTAAGATTGGCAGCGCCACGACCACCTTCACAATATCGTGACAGGAAGCCTTTGCGACCTCCGAATTCTTTTAACCTGCCCATAATGGCCAACTGTGGAAACAGATCAATAGGTTTGTTCACTACCGGTGTTCCTGATAGCAGGATCACGCGCTCTTTACCTGAGCAGATCTTCAGTGTGAATTTGGCTTGCTGGGTTTTAGTATCCTTGCATCGATGGCTTTCATCAACGATCACACTTTTAAGCAACTTCACACGATCATCCATTATGATATCCGCAGAGGTGTACCCACGTCCTTTTGGCGGCATTCTACGCACGAAATACTTTCTCAGGCTCTCGTAGTTCACGATGAATACATCTGCCATTCCTACGGCGTGAAATTGCTGCCACGTGTCTTTTACTTTGTTATCAAGAACCATGGCTTTACGATTGGTCCACATTTCCCATTCGCGTTTCCAGTTGATCTTGGTTGATGCCGGGCAGATTACCAAGCACGGGAATACCTCTTCACCGCGCAAAGCAGCTGCGTGAATGGTACCAATGCTTTGTAAGGTCTTGCCCAGTCCTTGTTCATCACCGTTTAAATAGCGTTTGAGTTCCAGTCCACGTGCAACACCTTGTTCCTGATACGGACGAAAGCCGAAGCCTTCAGGATGGGAGAGGGGTACTTCCTGATCCAGTTTAGGCAATTCAGGAATCACATCAATTTCTTCAGGTGTTACATCATCGATCTCAAAGTGTTCAATCTTAGCTTTAGGAAACTTTTGCTTTGCCCAGTTGAATAGCTTGGCTAGGTTAGGTTTCTGATGCAGCGGAATCACCCAGTTTTTATCTTTTGGGTGAAAGCCGCATCCGTCTATTTTTTTGACAGAAGATTCAAGAACACGCTTGTATGGCCCATAAGGAATGTGCACTCGAAACTCTGTAGAATACTCAACTATCTGCATAATAGTAATATATTATATTAGTTGTTACTTATGCGGAAACTTGCTCAGGCTCTTCGATAGCATCAAAGAGTGTAGGCATTTCCATCTTGTCTTCAGCTGCTCTGCAGTACTGTGCTCCGTCTAAAAAGTATTGATGATTCAATTCACATCCACGACCTATGCGGTTGAGTAGAATAGCGCGATAAGGTACGGTCATCAATCCACCAAAAGGATCATAAACCACATCCCCTTCATTGCTGAACTGGGTGATCGTACGATCTACAATATCAAACTGCAACGGGCATAGGTGCATTTCTTTTCCTTTGCTCCATTGTGAGCCGTTGAGCGTAAGCATACGCGTTACATCTGCCCAAACATCATCAGACCAGCTTTGCGGTTGAAGCAGCATAAATGAAGTAGGAAGTTTCCCGGCTGCATCTAAAGTCTCACCAATCTTCACGTGGTGCTCAAAGTTGTATATCGATTCAAGGCTGTTCTTTTTAAAGGCTCTGAAAATACCTTTGTGATCCAGCTTCACCAGTTCTTCAGGAGTGAGCAAACGGTTTCCTGAAGATCTTGTATAACCGTGCGCATCTACCTGCCAGCGTGATCTGCTGTAGCTTCCTTTGTCTTTTACCACCGGAATATCAGCATACGCCTTTGAGGTATCTGTTTGCGGCTTGCGGAATAACAATAGATACTCAGGCATCCCGCAACTCATTTTGCTTCCGTCCTTGCATTGCTCCGTCCATCCTAGGCGATAGGTTTGATTGTTTTCACGCACCACATCTGTCACGATGGTCTTCATTCCCATATAGGCAAAGCCGTGCTTGGTATAATGATCAATGCAATCTTTGTGAAACGGGTAAACGGTTTGAAATCCTAATCCTGTCAATCCGCCTGGTATGATGCGATCTTTAACGTGAATGGCAGCAATGCGACCGGGTTGAAGTACACGAAGCAATTCAGGCGTTAGGAAATCCATTTGCTTGAAAAACTCTTCGTTGCTTTCTGAATGACCAAAGTCAGCATAATTGGGTGAATACTCATATTGCATACTGAAGGGAATAGACGTGTGTATCAATCCTACGCTGTTAGTCTTCATTGCTTTTGTTTCCTGCACGTTATCGTTGTGTGCTATGGTGTAGCGTTTCTTTTTGATTTCGATGCGTTCTACGCCTAGATTTCGAGTAAGCACCTTAGCCATTTCCTGATGGCTCAATCCGTATTTTTTGATGATGTCTGTCATTTTCTTAACCATTTGATTGTGTTGTCTCCATTTACGTTCTAAGTCCTTCTTGATCTTGCGCTCAGCTTCGGTGTAAATCAGATCGATGCGCACCGGCTTGGTTTGCCCAAATCTCTGAATACGGTGAATAGATTGAATGAAGTCGTTGAACTTGTAGCCGATGCCGAGATAAATACCCCAGTTGCAATGTCGTTGCAAGTTGCATCCTGATCCTGCGATCACCGGCTTGGTAGATAGTTCTTGAATCTCACCATCACTAAAGCCACGTATAAAGTCTTCACGCTTCTCTAATTTTTGAGAGCCGTACACGCTAGCCGATGAAGGAATGGCTTTGGCGATCGCTTTGCGTTCCAGTTCGGTGTCGTGCCAAAGAATGCGATGTGCTTCGGGATCTTCTTCTCTAAGCTGCATCATTTTTGACACTCGAGCATGTACACTTTCACGTTTTTCACGAGCAGCTTCAGGAAGTCCTAAAGCAGAGTTTTTAAACATACGTTGTTGCCCGTCTTTCTCATAACCTGCTTTGCTGTGGTCTGTAGGTATCTCGTGCCAGTTGACTTCTAACTTGGGTAAGATATAGCCTTGATCATCGGCAGGATTACCGGTAAGGTCAGAAGGTTTGGAAACGAATAATGCCCACGATGCTACCCACATCCAAAACTCTTCTTCTTTGTGCGCGTGAAGCGTAAGCTTATCAGCTTTGGTGCTATCTCGTTTAAAGAATCGTGTTTTTGCTTGTGAGACATCCATCACGCCTAGAAAGTCGGCATAGGCGAGTAGTTCAATATATTCGTTAGGCGATGGGGTAGCGGTTGCCACAAAACGATACTTCACACCTTCAACGCCTCTGCGGTTACCGGTAGGACCTGCATCACCTGTAAAAATCCTCATAAACTCCCGGAAGGTCTTTGAACCACCAAGGCCACGCAATACGGAAGCTTCATCGAGACTGGCCACTTCAAACACGGTAGGATCTAGTTTGCCGTCACGGATGCTTTCATAGTTGGTCAAGTAGATACCATCACCATCCATTTCAGCATTGCGGCGAATGAACTTAGGAAGCGTTTCCCAACCTAAGCGTTGTTTAGCATCTCGAATGAACTCAGCACGAACGGAAAGCGGACAAACAATAAGTCCTGAACCTCCGGTGGTTTGAAGTACCACGCGAACCGCTTCGAGTTGGGTCACGGTTTTATGCAGTCCAAAGGAAGCGAAACAAGCGCGTCGACCACCTTCAACGAGCCATTTTACCATAAGTTGGTTGTGTGGCTTAAGTGCAGGGTTGATGTTGCTTACTTCAAGTGCTACGCCTTCTTTACGTGCCAGTTTGATCTTTGATTTTAAAAAGTCTGTGTAGCTCATTGCTCTTTGATTTTTACGCACCCAACACCGATTCCATTAATGCAGCAAGCTGCCTCACCATTTGTTGAATAATTCAATGCCACATATACACCGGCAATTAATCTATCTGCTAGAGTTTGATGCTGTGTTATTGGACCTTTCGGGTTGGCTTTTATCTGAGCCTTATTCCACGTTTTCACATCTTCATTTGCCTGTATTAATCTTGCAAGTGAAATGTTTGGATCAAGCATTTCTGTAGGTTTATCAATCACTCCGTTTAGCCAAAGGTTCCATTGAATGACTTTACCCAAGATCTCTTTTGATTCGTGTATTTGCTTTTCAAGCTGAAAACCCTGTTCAATAAGAGCATCCATCTGATTTTCCATTATGTTTCCTGTATCCATTACTCTCGTTCTATTTCTCCGTTGTTTACCATTTCATCATAGACTTCTTTCATAACTGGGGAAATTTCAGCATAGCATTCTTTGCAATAATGATTGTCATCATCATCAGTTGGCATTGTCCAGATATCAAATTCCTCATTGCAGCTGATGCATTCTATATAGCAAGTTTCAAGATTTTCCACTACACCATCAGCATCAGGTTTACCCCAAACTCTAGACTTGTTTATTTCAAGCTTTTCATCGATTGCAGCACAAATATCATCATAGGTCATTCCTTCTTTTGAAGCTGCTCCAAAGAGTAGAAATAAGCAATCTGCAAACTCTAATCTTATGTTTTCATCACTGTAGGTTATAGCTATACCTAACTCATCTACTTCCTTTAGTAAATGCTTTACTTTTGATAATGAGGTTGATTCTCCAAAAGTTTCATTCTGCCATTTTATAATAGCTTCGAATTGGTCTTTTTTCATTGTTCTGTGATTATTTGATTCTGATTATTGATTTTTCAATTCTTGAATAGCAACGTCTATCGCTATTCCAATTTGTGAAGGTTGTGGCATTGGCTTTTCGCCAGTATCATCCCTTCTCCATTCATTATATTTTGTTAACACCTTTATAGCTTCCTCAACTTTCATTATTGATTTTGTTTTAAATATTCTTCGATGGTAAGCGATGGCTCCGGTCTGCGGTTGTCAAGCGCGTTATAGTCTTCAATGACCATCTTTGCCCGCTCATCAGGAGTAAGGGAAACACTGTTCTCATAGTTTCTGCATCCACTCAAATGCCGTAACCGTTCCCAGTGCTTCCACATTCCTTCCTGAATATTCCAAACTTTATTAAGCGGCATCTTCTGAGGTTCTTACTTCCATCGTGACACCTTTCTTCTTGAAGTCCTTAGCCATCTGTTTAAAGTCGTTCTTTGCTTTCTGCTCCGCTTCAAATTCTTCCGGTTCAAAGTCTTCATCTTCATCAAAGCCAATCTCAGGCTGTGAACGCTCTGCTTGTTTACCTTCCATAAAGGCAACCACTTCGCCTTTGATCAATTCAACGGCATCGATCATCTTATCAAAGAATTCGTATTCATCTTCTTTGCTGCCACGTCCGGTACTGGGCATTGTAAGTGCGAGATTCTTACCGGTGTTTAAATGACGTACACCCGTGATCTTTACATAGGTTTCGCCATTCTTTTCTTCGGTAGAAAAGCCGGTCACTTTAAACTTATTTGTGATCTCTTCGGGTAAAGGTTTGTCAAGGTCCAGCTGCTTCACCACATCAGGCTTTTGCTTTTGTTCGGTGAGCAGTAGGAGGTGGGGTAAAAGGCTTTGAAAGGCATTGTGCAGATCATCGTGAATAGGCGCATCGCTGTTTGCGGTTAGGGTGTCTTTACGCCCGGGTTTGTGATCTTCATAACTCCATTTCAGGAATAGTCTGCTTCGGATTTCTGCGGATTTAACGTGAATTTCCATTGTTTTGATTTTTAATAGTTGTTAGCTTCATTTTCGTATGCACCTTTCCCGAATGGATTATTCCAAGCGGCAAATGGGTCATTTTTTTTCATAGGATCATTCCAAGGAGCATCGTGACTGTCTCTTTTCATAGGATCGTTCCAAGGTTTAAAAGGATCTGTGTTTCTCATTTTAAAAAGTATTTGTTACTGTTAATTGTTGGTCTTAATTCCACTTTACCTTCATCGACCAGTTTTTGAAGGACGGGTTCAAGTTCCTTAAGGTGAAAACCACAATGCCCGTTTGATTCTTTGGCTTTACGCCTGATCAGGAAGAGCATCATTGTTTTGAGTTTTTCTATTTCATCAGGACTGAATTGCATTTTTACATTGGTTAATCATCGTAATCTTCAGATTCATCTTTAGATTTGAGCGATAACAACTTTCTCTGCATTTCCTGAATATCCCAAGATTGAATTGGTTTGTTTTGTATGTTTTCAGCCATATGTAGCATTACTTCTTCAGTAACAGGATTGATTGCATAAATAGCTGAAGGATTAAGCATACGTGAGAATGCTGGTTGAATTGAAGTTTCCGGAACATCAATTCTTATAAAAGATGAGCCTCCTATTGTCTGATCAGTAACTTTACCTGCCATTTTCTGATGACCAAATAATTCAACTACTGCGTTGATTTCAAAGTTTTTTTCTGTATTCATTTTATTAGTTTTTTAGGTTGTTTCTGTATTGGGTAGCGCTCTTTTGGGTATCGTGCTTTACCGGTAAACCATCCTGTTACGGGATGCATTCCTGTGTTCCAGAATTCGTGTTCTTTAAGTGACATAGGTTAATTTTTAAAAGGGTAGATCATCTTCATCATCATCAAAGTCACCGGCAGGTTCAAACTGATCTGCAGGTGGTACCGGTGGCATTCCTGATGCATCACCAGCTTCTACACGCCAACCTTGAATGCTATTGAAATATTTAGTAACCCCTTGCGGATTCACCCATTCACGACCTCTCAAATTGATACTTACTTTTACATCCTGACCCACGACTTTATCGTTGAGCAGATCACATTTATCTTGAACAAACTCAATCATAATGTGCTGCGGGTATTGCTCTGTGGTAGTGACTACCAGTTCACGCTTCCGAAAGCCATTGTTCCCAAAGGTTTGCGTGTCACCTATCATCTTTATTTTTCCTGATACTTCCATTGCTTGTTAATAATAGTTCTTGTCATATTTTGATATCTCACGCTCCATCTGATTGATCAAATGCATATCGTCTGGCGTTGGTAAATAAATGCCAGCCTCCTTGCTTGAGTAATCTCTAAAGCGATCAATAGCATTGGTGAGTTCTGCACTGTCTACATCTGCAGTACTGCGCCAATCATCACGCACTTCACCTGTTTTGCGATTGATAAATTCACTTTTAAAAATGTGTGCGTTGAGTTGCTTCTTAAACACCTCTTGCTTTACATACTCAACCGATTCGCCGTATTCAATGGCATACCAGGTTAAGATCAAATGCAAGTAGCTGTTTTGAGCAATGGAGCGTCTTTTTCGCTTTTCCTTAATCTCGAATTGCTTTCCCTTAGCGATCAACCATTCCAGACGCTCGTTTGCTCGTTTTACATCAAGTTCTATGTTTGAATCGTAGATCATTAGGCTGCCTGATCTTCTTCACCATTTAAATCAAATCCTTTCGCCCATTTAGGCTTGAAGCATCTGTAGGTACGCTTAAAGAAGTTGTAGCTTTCATCAAAGGCTCCCTCAGCGATGCATCTGTCAAGTTCCTGAACTAAGAATTTAAACTTCTTGGTACCGTACATGATGTAGGTGTAATCCAGTTCTATAAGACTGTAGTTGCCTGACTTGTCATATACAATGAACATATAGCGAGGATCATCTACCAAACCGAGTTCTTTTGCCGCATAGATGTACATAGCCGCTTGAAGGAAATAATCATAGTTTGCGATATCACGCTCAAAGCGTTCAGGGTTTGCATCTTTCGAGAATTTCAAGTCGATGATATGTGTAGGGGTAAGGATGTCATAAAAGCCTTTAAACTTCCAACCTTCATAGTTGAATTCAACTTTCTTTTGAACATCTGTGATTTGCTGAAAGATCAAATCGATATCTGTTTTTGATAGCATATCTTGAGAGAGTGCAAAGGCTTCATCGTAAATATCTTGAGTGATCAAGGTTTTTCCTGATACGCTACCCAAAACATAATCCTGCAAACCTGCAAATACATCTAAAGCTTTACCGCGTTTGTAGTGATTAGAGAATTCAAGTTCGATGATCTCTTCAGTGAGTTCCTGAGTTTTCCCGATCTCGATCAAAGCATCTGCGAATGAAACTTGATTGTCAGACGTAGGGATGCTGGGTATGATCTTAAAGTCCTTATCAAAGTTCTCAGGTGTTAAGATCAGGCAGTCACAAAGGCTACCAAAGATCATTGAAGGATTAGGCTTGTAAGGCTTCAATTTGTACTCAATAAAGTCACGCGGTGTGGTGAAGTTCTTAAGTGATGAATAGCTGAGTGATAGTGATTTGTTTACCAGTTTACTGATCAACTCGTCTTTTGCTGTTGTGGGTTGTGCGAATGCTTCCATTAGGCGGATTGTTTTACGTGATTATTATTTTTGATTCTGAAAGGCGCTAAGGCCATTTTACTGTGTGTTGCATTAATTTGTGCGTTGGCAGATTCAAGGTCACTTATGATGCTTGCAATAGCTTCGTTATCACCCTGAATCTTTTTAAGTGCCACAATCATATCGTGCGTGGCATAGTCCATTTTCTCTAGTGTTGATCTGGCATCCATTACGCTGCGTTTGAATTGTTAATGATTTGATTTAATTCTGATTCTAATTCAGGAGTAAGACTATA